CATATGTTCAATATACTTGTCGAACTTTGAAGCCGGATTGACCTCGAATACCTCTGCCTTGAAAGCCTTGTCAGTGATGATCTTGGCACCTGCTCCCATCTTCTTGAACTCCTGCTGTTTGTCCTCTATGAAGTCCTCTCCCACGTCCTCGAACTGAATCATCATCATTGGAGAAGCGTAAGACTTGAATATCTTGACCATGGAGTCCTCTATAGACCACATCTCTTCCACTGAGGATTCTATGAGTTTGCCATTGACTGTTTTAGGCGTAACTATGCTTTGTGCCAATGCTCTGCCCCATAGTTCCTGTCTACGTGAGGTAAATTTGAGATGAGCGATGTCTTTGGCATCTATCTCTATATTTTTATCGTTTACATGCTGTGTATAGGAGTGTACCATTCCTGTCTTGTCTCTTTTGGCACCTATCATGGTTGTTATGTCAATCTCATCTATGTCTACAACCCTTTTACCCTTTCTAATTAATTCAAAACATAAATTGCCTACTATTACATAAGAATGGCATCCGTCCTCCACCTTTTCCTCAATATAGTTGTCCTGTATCCATTTATTGAGAGCGTTTACTGCCTTTTGATTTTTACCTGAAACTACCATTCCAGAGCCTAAAATCAGTTGAGTATACGTGTCAGATGCCAGATAAAGTCTAGAATCGTGATCATTTAGATAGAAAATCTTTGCAAATGATACCTCAGGCTTGCTTCCTTCGCTCCATTCGTTGTAATTAACCTCACTTTTTATGCCTTCTTCGACTATAATGGCGTTTCCAACTGATTCTATCGGATTGATTGCGATTTTATCGAACAATATGTTACTTTATAGTGATTAGGTAATAAACAGAAGTATCTGACTATCTTACTCTTAACGTACCAGAACCGTTGTTACCTCTGGCAGACAATATCTCGTTTGTTCCGGTAAGTTCTATCTCTATCTGTCCTATAAAGTTTATATCCAGTTCTCCTATAAGAGGCAGGAATTCACCCGTACCTGCAGATGCGCTTACGATGTCACAGTCAAACTCGTCATACAGCATATGGTCGTGCTGATCGATAAACTTAATTTTTAACGTATATCCTGAAAGATTCTTGACATTAACCATCTTTTCTTCCGTATATATTGTAAATGATATTCCATTTCCACTTGTAGACGTATAGTCCTCTCTAATCCATTCTTCTGTTCCAAGTTTTAACGTAAGCATAAGGTTTATATTGCAGAATTATTATAAAGAAGTATGGAAAGTATAAAATATGACGATGGAAAGCCTAAAATCGGACTGTGTCCTCCACATGCAGTATTTGCAATGGCAAGGGCACTTTCATACGGGGCTATAAAATATGACTCCTATAACTACAAGACAGGTGTTGGACTGGACTGGGACAGACACTACAACGCCCTGCTAAGACACCTGTTTGCTTGGATTGGCGGAGAAGAATTTGATCCTGAATCAGGATTGCGACATACCGATCACGTACTGTCATGTGCAGCCATGCTGTCAGATCAGGTGGAGTCCAAGATAGGAAATGACACACGGTTTAAATACAACGAAGATAGACTATAGTCATGCTTGCCATACACACTCCGCAGTCAGGAATGACCATGGAAATGGTGAAAGACAGATGGCAGTTTGAATACGTTCATCCTTCCAAGACCTTGGATCACTATGAAAAGTATGGAATATACGAGATTCACAGATCTCCAATACATCTGCATGCCGAGGCACTTACGATGGACATGCTACAGAACGAACAGGTACATCACTTGGTAAAGCAGGGCGTAGACATGATGAGAGTCAACGTAGGAGCCTACGTGTCTATTCTGTGTCATATTGAATCGATAAGTGCCCAGAACCACTGAACCTAAGATACAGGTTTCCCTGAAACGCATCACCCTCATCAAACGGATTGTCCCTTGACTTTGCAGGCTGACCGTTTTTTCCAAACACTATGGTCATCAACTGCTTCTTTAGATTCATAAATTTTGGATGAATTCTTACCTTCTTCTTTGACACCTTCGTAGCCGCGTCAACTGTCATCTTTCTGCCTGACTCCTTGTTTGAAATTCCGGTAACGCTAAGGTGCAGAGTCTCACGCATGTCCTTGATGATCTCAGGGTTTGCCTTGTCACATCCCCACTTGCGTACGGTAAACAGGTCGGCAAGCCTGCCCAGTTCCTTGACCATGGCAGTTGCGGACTGACGCTTGTAAGACTTTGAATATATCACGTAAGGCATGTTATCCCTCATCTCCGTAATGCATATTCCGAACTGGGACGTACCGAATCCGGGATCACAGAAACCCAGCCTGTTCTTGCTTCCAAGCTCATAGTCTATCTCGTAGTCCATGTCGGTAATCTCGTCCAATGCCTCCGTGGAATATATGTCTCCGACGTTTGCACCCCATATTCCCTGAAACTCCTGCGGGAAGGATGGCAGTTTTCTAGCCTCGTCAATATAGTCGTCCGAGAAGATCGAGGTGCCCGTGACCATGTCCTTCTCAAGTCCCCTGTCCTCGTACATCTCGAACCTCTTGTACTGGCACATGGAATCCGGCTCTTCCTTGATCTCGTAGAAGAATCCTGACGCAAAGTCTCCCGCGGTACTTACCCATATGACATAGGAGTCAGACTTTCCCCTGTATCTCTCTCCTACCGTCCTGATAGGCTTGTCGTCCTTCAGTCCCGTAAAGAACGCAGCCTCGTCGCCAAACACGCAGGACACCCTAGGTATTCCCCTGACGGCATCGATGTTGTTTGACGGGTACACCTGTATGTTCGCCTTGCCTATCTGAATCTTATACATTCCGTGATCCTCGTACTCAACCCTCTCGTTTGCAAACTGCTTTATTCTCTCGATGAGTTTCTTTGCCAGCTCGATGTTCGGTCCCGTAAATATTACGACGTCCTCGTTCTGCTGGAAGAACGGATCCGTTGCAGCCCTGTGCAGAATCCACATAAGTATAAGTTCGGTAAGTCCCAGTCCGGTCGCCTTGTAGACGCATATCATCTTCTTTGCCGAATCAAGCTTTCCCTGATCCAGATACTCAAGTATCTCCTGCTCGTACCTGTAGCATGGATGAAATATGCCGTCCCTTTCGGGACCGCCATTTGGATAGAATATGTAATGCCAGAAACAGCATGACTCGTCTTCGGACAGAGGGTTGTAACACCAAAAGTTCTCGGGGTATATCTTTTTCTCTACCACCTTGCCCTCTACGTTTATGAATCTCTTAGTCTCCTCGGAGACAAATCCCTTTGTCATGCTAGTCCTCTTGCTTGCTGGAATGTCTCTTCATGTGCAGTTTCATCATAAGCTTTCCGCCTATGACGCTTGTGCCACATCTGGTACATTCAACTGATTGATTTATCGCCATCTGATTCCTCTACCGTGTTCACGTTTAAATACCCTCTTCTTTTTGCTATCAACTTGTCCTTGTTCTCGTCAGGCAGGGCGATTATAGTCTCGTTCTTTATCCTGCGTTCCTTGTTAAGTCGTTTAATATGAAGTACCAGCTCTATCTCTGACATCATCTTTATCTGATCCTGATGCAGCGTATGCTTTGCCATCTCAAACTTTAGAAACATCTCTCGCTCCTTGGGATCGGACGTGTCTATAAGACGCTGTACGTCGTCTATCCTGTCAACCTGCTCGTCTATGGTATGCTGCTTTCTGACAAACTCCGCGGCATACTTTTCCACGGCATCCTCGTCATACCACTTCTCGGCGTCCCTTCTGAACTCCTTGACATAAGACGTTACGGAAGAAACCGATACCGTTCCGTACTTTGCCACATAGTCGGAATTGTCATTGAATACCCTGCTCATCTTTCTTACCGAAAATCCCTGAAAAATCCACATGATCCTCAGTATGTTCTTCATCTCCGAAAGATCCTTCGTAGGTCGTGCCTTGTTTCCTCTCTTACCCTTGACCATGAAATTTATTCAAGCAGAACGCTTATAAACTCCTTACATACCCACTCGTCAGAGTGAACCATGGGGAACTTGTAGAACCATATGCCGTTGTTGCATACCGCCACTCCGCAGGCAAGCGCCTGTAATCCGGTCTGCGTAAACTCCGGCAGTACCATTGGCGGATCAGTCGCCTGAAACTTTATATCATGATAGTATTTGAAACCGTTAAGGAATTCCGGCATGTCCTTGTACCGCTTTCTGTTGTCCATCTTGTCCGTTACAAGCACCATCGGATCCAAGTCCTTTGTAAGCTCGTTTGCGGTTCTGATATAGCATTTTCTCGTAAGACATACTGCCATCTCAAGCCTGTCCTCGGAGTTGTATGCCTTGAACAGATCCAAGTCCACGGGAGTAGGCAAGAGTATTGCCGTATGCGCGTACTTTAATAGATCCTGACTTATTACAAACAGATTGTCTATGGATTCCAGATTGTCAACGTGCATGTACATCTCGGGATCCAGTCTCAGCATGTTGTCATGAAACATGAACGACGACGGTATGTGCAGGTAGTCCAGATCGGACGCCACGTCATACCTGTCATGATATACTATGTGATCATAGTTCTGCTCGGTATGACTGATTATCTTCTTCAATATCCCGCTTGAGGAACACGTTGCCATGTTTCCATAGTATTCCCCGTGATCCCATTCCTCCACATCGTCAGTTATTACCACGCTCTCATGTCCGAGCTTGGTGCACATGTTTGCCATTATGGACGCTATGCCGGAAGGGTTGCCAACGTGGAGTATCTTCATTTCCAGTCACCGTCGTGTATGTATGCCTGTACGTCGTTTCCTATGTCTATGCGTCTGTACAGTCCGTACGATACGCCCTCAAACTTGTCAGTGATTTCCAACTCGCTGTCTTCCAAATGCAACAGTATTCCCTCCGTATACTCGTCAGAGTCAAACTCTATCGTCTTATATCGGTCAACTACCAACGTGTCAGATATCGCGTATCCCTCTATCATGTATGAGTGCTGTCGTACTTCACGCTTGAACAGTCTTCTCTGTATGTCTTTTTCCTTTAACAGTCCGTATACAAATAGTTTCTTCATGATTGTATTGACACATATGCCATATATATACGTTCAGTTAAAGAGTAAGGTTTTAATATCCGTTAGGATTGCACTCGGTATAGTAGCTGCACCAAGGACACAAAAACGTTACCACCTTAGGCGGCGGAGTCTCAACGTCAAGCACCTTCAATTTGTCAAGGACAAACTTGCGTATCTCGTCTATCGGCTTCAAATCGAAACATCTTGCCTTGTGTCGTTCCCAAGCGGATGACTTGTCTATGTATACTATGCAAGCCCTTTCTATCTCCACTCCTGTCGCAATATAGTATAACAGTTTGTATATGTTCATCTGTGCCTTGTAGTTGTCAGGCACCTCCCTAGGTATGGATTTCTTTGTGGTCTTTTTGTCGCAGATGATCAACTCGTCATCTATCTCTACCAAGTCGTCCATGGATCCCTTTACACAGTCATACAGACTGTCGGCATCCTCCTTCATCCTGCCCTTCTTGATGTTACAGAACATCGACAGTTCGTGCTCTACGCCGCCAAGATTGCATACCTCGTGCAACGCGGTACCGTGTACCAACGGCAGTGATTTCTTAAAGTCTCTCAGATCGACCGCATGGTCGTTAAGCCTGTACCATGCCTTTCTCATGCACTCAGACGTAAGATCTGAAACGTGGATTGACTTGCGCCGAGGCTCGTCAGCACATTTAGCAATAATGGATTGCTCATAAAGCGAATCAATGACATCTTCTGTGTCACTGTAATCTAATCCATCCGGCATATAGTTATTTCCTTGCCTTCGCTTAATAACAGTTCACCGAACTTGTACACATCCTCAACAAATTGATGTGTCAGTTTTAATTCTAATCCCAAAGAGTTAGTCCACTTTAGAACGTACATTTGTTTTTCTTGACTCATTGTTCTTCTTACCTGTCTCCCTATTTATATCCTTGGTTTCATATGAGGAAATCTGCTCGTATGACTGTCCCCTGTGTGACAGGTTCATATGAACCGAATAGTCTGAATTGTTAAGTACCTTGCAACTGCATATGGGACATTTCATGTTATACTAACGGGTACAATAATATAAAGAAGTATTACGCGCAGGTTTTTACTCTACGCATATTTTTGTCACCCAGATAGTGACAGGTTGGACATTGTTGATTTGTAACCCAACAGTGTCTTTTCTTGGACAAAGAACCTCTTTGAACAATGAAGCATATTTTACATCTCATAATATGATAATAGTGATAACGTTATATAAATGTATAATAAAAAGAAAAAAAGAAAACGCTTACGCGTCAACTAGTTTGAAGTAGTCCTTTCCGTTGCCGGATTTGGCTTTGACACATTTTACGGGACCGATTGATCCTGTTTTCAATGCCTCCAAAACTGCTTCT